AATAGTGAAATATTTGATTATTTTATTATTGCTTTATTCTTGCAATAAAGTAGATTCCGAACAAATTAATATTCCAACAGTTAAAATAGAAAAAAAATTTTAAATGATTCGTGGAGACAGCCAAGATTACAATTTATTAGATAATTGGATAAGAAGTTTAAAATTAAAATCTGATAACGTTTTAACTTGTGAAATAGGAGTTCGTGAGGGACTTGGTTCTAAAATTATAATGGACGGCATGAGACCAAACCGTCTCAAAAACTATACTCACATTGGAGTAGATCCTTATGGAAATTTAAACTACCAGCATTACGATAATTCTCCTTCATATACTGCTGATTACACGAATGAAATGCGATTACAATTAGAAAAAGATTTATCTGATTACAAAGAATTTAAATTATATCATATGACAGATAGAGAATTTATGCGACGCTATCCAGAATACAATCCATTTATATTTGTTCATTTTGACGGTCCTCATATGACAAAAGACGTGTTGAATGAGGCTGTATTTTTTGCTGAACGTAGTATTATTAATTCAAGATTTGTTTTTGACGATTACCAAAAATTTGATATGGATGCAGTATCTAAATGTTTAAAATATTATGATTTTGAAACATTAGATAAAGGTGAAAATAAAATATGCCTAGAAAGAAAAAAATAATAATTAACGATTATATGCAACATTGGATAGAATCTACCGAAACTGGTCATATAATTAAAATAGTTGACGGAAAGGACAATACTTGGAATATAGTGTGTAATTGGAAGAAATATAGAAGAAAAGGTAGATTTACTAAGCTTTAATATGGATTATGATACTTTAAGATTTATTCAAAAAAGAATAAAAGAGAAGAGATTACTATTGTGTGATAAAATTATCATAGGTGTTGACAATTTTACCACATATCAATATATAATAGGGCAAATCAGATCACTCGATGATCTGCTACAAGACCTAACGGACTTGTTAAAAAAACAGGAGCTAAATGACGACGACAACGCCTCAGGCGCCCGAGACTGATTCGAAAGAAAACGGTCTCCTAAATGCATATAAGACCAAAGAAGAGATAGAAAAACTCTATCTTGATTCATCATCTCTTGATGAAAAAATAATTGAAAAATTACCTACACCTACAGGTTGGAGAATACTTGTTCTTCCATACTCTGGTCCACAAAAAACTAAAGGTGGGATAATTTATTCTGATGTAACACAATCAACGATTCAACAAACCACTGTTGTAGGTTTGGTTTTAAAAATGGGACCTCTTTGTTATAGAGACAGAGAAAAGTTTCCATTAGGTTCGTGGTGCAAAGAAAATCAATGGATTATTTTTGGTAGATATGCAGGCAGCCGTTTTAAAATAGATGGCGGAGAAGTCCGAATTTTAAACGATGATGAAATCATCGCAACAATCAATAATCCAGAGGATATATTGCATACATACTGAGGATAAAAAGGAGCTAAAATGTCAGAAACTGAAATAATAAAACCAAGTCAAAAAACTGTTGAGTTAGATACCGACGGTTATGAAGATAAAGATGTAGTTGTCCAAGAAAGTAAAAAAGAAAGTGGACAAGTTAAAATAATTAACGAAGAAGTTATTCCTGAGGGTACAGTTGTTAATCAACACAAGGACGACAAAGTTGAAATACAAGTACAAGAGGAAACTGAAAAAACAAATACTTCAGAGTCAAATGATTCTAAGCCTCAATCAAAATCAGATGATCTTGCATCATATTCAAAGGATGTAAGATTTAGAATTAATGAACTTACAGGTAAAATGCGAGAAGCTCAAAGACGAGAAAGAGCTGCATTACAATATGCCAAAGGTTTACAAAAACAAGTTGAGGAAGTTAAAGTAAGATTTCCAAAAATAGAAGAAAGTTATCTAAAAGAATTTGAAGCTAGAGTAGAATCTGATCAAATTCAAGCAACAAGAGAACTTCAATCAGCAATTGAATCTCAAGATGCTGTAGCAATTTCAAAAGCTAATCAAAGATTAGTTCAAGTTTCTATAGAAAAAGAAAGACTTTCAAATACAAAATATATGAGAGAGCAAGAAGCTGAGAAAGCTAAAACTGCTCCTAAACAACAATTTAATGAAGAACAAATCTATGCAAACATGCCTAAAACTAGCGAAAAAGCTAAGAAATGGGCTGAGAAAAATGATTGGTTCTTGAATGACGATATCATGACAGATGCTGCACTTAAAATTGATGTGAAGATAAAAAGTGAGGGTATTGAAGTAGATAGTAATGAGTATTATACTGAATTAGATAAACGATTGAGAGATTATTTCCCTCAAAAGTTTGCTAACTCTCAACTAGAAATAGATGAGAATAAACAGGAGCCACGTAAAGTCGTTCAGAACGTTGCAACTGCTAATAGAAATCAAACTGGACGCAGGACTGTGAGACTCACCAAATCACAGTTGGCTATTTCTAAAAAATTAGGGGTGCCACCTGAAGAATACGCGAAATATGTGAAAAACTAAAAGGAGCTAAAATGAAAAAAGAAGAAAATAAAAGGGTTTCGCGCGAGTCTGAACAAAGATCAAAAGATCTTAGAAAAAAAGTTTGGACTCCACCATCAAGTCTAGATGCGCCTCCGCCACCAACAGGATTTCATCATCGTTGGATTAGAGCAGAGACAATGGGTTTTCAAGATACTGCAAACGTATCTAAAAAACTTAGAGAAGGATATGAATTAGTACGAGTTGAGGAATTAAAGTCTCAAATCGGAGAAAATGATTATCCAGTTATCTCTGAAGGAAAACACGCAGGCGTAGTTGGGGTTGGTGGCCTATTGTTGGCTAGGATACCGGAAGAAATCGTGGAATCGCGCAAAAATTACTTTAAAAGTAAAACGAAGCAACAAATGGACGCGGTTGACCGAGATGTTTTGAAGGAACAACGACCTGAGATGCCTATCAATATTGATAGACAATCTCGTGTGACATTCGGTGGAGGATCTAAAAAATAATTTTTTAGAAAAAGACCATCGGGTTATTAAATAAACTTAAAATAGGAATAAAAAACTATGGCAAACTCACAAAAACCAATGGGCTTAAACCCTGTAAGGTTACTTGGTGGAACGCCGTTTAATAACTCTCAAAACAGATATAGAATCTTGAAAAATTACAACACAGCAATTTTTCAAGGTGATCTAGTAGCAACAAGCACTAATGGTACAATCGTTAGAGCCGCTGCTGGAACAAACCCTGTTGTTGGAGTATTTAACGGAGTGTTTTACACTGACCCTACAACACAGAAGCCTACGTTCAAGAACTATTACCCTGGTACAATAAGTGCTAATAACATTATTGCCAATGTAATAGATGACCCAAATGTAGTTTACTCAATCGCAGCTGACGAATCTTTCGCCAATGCAGATTTATTTGCAAACTACAGTATTGTGGCAACAGCGGGCAGCACAGCCTCAGGAGTATCAAAAGAAGCATTAGATGTTTCAACAGGAGACAGCTCATCTACTTTTGTACTTAAAGCAATTGATATATCTCAGGATCCAGATAATTCTGACCAGAGTGTATCAAATGTTGGCGTGCTAGTAATAATCAACGCGCACGAGTACCGATCAGGTACTGTGGGCAAGTCTAATTAAGGAGTTATAAACTATGGCTATATCACGCGCACAGCTAGTTAAAGAACTAGAGCCAGGTTTGAACGCTTTGTTCGGCTTGGAATATGCACGATACGAAAATCAACATACTGAAATTTTTGCAACTGAAACTTCAGACAGAGCTTTCGAAGAGGAAGTAATGTTATCAGGTTTTGGTTCAGCTCCAGTTAAAAACGAAGGTGCTGCAGTAGAATTCGATGATGCGGTAGAAAGCTTTACAGCTAGATACACACACGAAACTATTGCTCTTGCTTTCGCGATAACTGAAGAAGCAATCGAAGATAACTTGTATGATAGATTAGCGGCTCGTTACACAAGAGCGTTAGCAAGATCTATGGCTAACACAAAACAAGTAAAAGCTGCTTCTGTATTGAACAATGCGTTTAGCGCAGGTTCATTTGCAGGTGGTGACGGTGTTGCATTATGTGCAACAGATCACCCACTAGTAAGTGGCGGAACTTTCAGTAATGAATTGGCAACACCAGCCGATTTATCTGAGACTTCACTTGAACAATCTTTAATCGACATTCAAGCGTTTGTTGACGAAAGAGGATTAAAAGTTGCTCTACAAGGCAGAAAATTAATAATTCCAAAAGAATTACAATTTACTGCAGAGAGAATTTTAAAATCACCTCTAAGAGTCGGAACTGCTGATAACGATATCAATGCACTTAAGAATATGGGTATGATTCCAGAAGGTTATAGAATCAACAATTTCTTAACTGACAGTGATGCGTTTTTCATCATGACAGATGCTCCTAATGGACTTAAGCACTTTGTAAGAGCTCCATTAAGAACAGCGATTGAAGGTGACTTCGACACTGGTAACACAAGATTTAAAGCTAGAGAGAGATATTCATTTGGATTCTCTGATCCTAGAGGAATCTTTGGATCACCAGGAGCTTAATCTAAATTAAGTCTTTCTATAAAGGGGCTGGTGTTTACACTAGCCCCTTTTTCTTTTATAATAAAATCACTATACATTAACTTCTGATCTAGACGCGTATAGTCGACGGCCTAGAGACTAGATTGGAATAACTAGGAGAATAAACATGGCACAAACAACTTTTGACGGCCCAGTAAGATCATTAAATGGTTTTATAGGAACTGGTCCGGGAATGGTAAAAAACATAACAGCAGCATCTACAACTTTAGATGTAGCTAATTATGCAGGAAGAATTATTAGAGTTAATAACGCTACTGCTGAAATTATATTACCTGCGATAATCGCAACAGCTTATCCAGCTTCATCAGGACCAAGTGGTGATTACAATAGTAAAAACAATATTGGAACTTCTTATAAATTTTATATTGAAACTTCAGCTACATCTGGTGGTTTAACTATTAAAACTAATGGCACTGATAAATATGTAGGTATTGTTCAGATAGTTATTAACAACAGTGCAGATGGAAAAGCTTTTGATCCATCAGCGTCTGATGACATTATAACTTTAAATGGAACTACAAAAGGTGGAGTTAGTGGAACTATGTTAGAAATAACAGCAGTCGCTGCTAATAAATATTTAGTTTCAGGAACTTTATTAGGTTCTGGTGTATTAGTAACACCATTTAGTAACTAATAAATTAATTTTTAAGGAGCTCTTCGGAGCTCCTTATTAAAAGGAGAAATTATGAAGTCAGATGTAAAACCAGTCGTATCTAGTGCTAGCAATGCAGTGCTTTTTACTGGACCTACAAGATTAAGAGGATATGCTGTTCAATCAACTGGAACTGCTGGATCAGTAATAATTAATGGATTAGCAAGTAACTCAACAGTAAGTTCATCAACGAATACTCAAGTGTACATTCCAGTTAGAGTCGGAGCCAATCAAACAGAAACATTAAATCTTCCAGAAGATGGTGTTTTATTTGCTAAAAGAAACGGTGTTGGTATAGTTGATGGAATTGGAATTACTGGCAACTCTGCTGGTTTAAATGTAATTCTATTTATTGATAAGTAGAATGTCAGGATACGGTATTCAAACAAAGGGTACTGGAAAAGCCGTGGGCGGGTACGCGCGCGGGGGTGACGTTCAGCCTCCTAAAACCAAAGAATATTATAGACCTACTAAAGCTGGAGCTGGAATGACCAGAGCTGGTGTTGAAAGATACAGGCGAGAAAATCCTGGATCTAAACTAAGTACAGCTGTGACTGGAAAAGTTAAACCCGGAAGTAAAGCTGCCAATAGAAGAAAATCTTTTTGTGCTAGATCAGCTGGGCAAATGAAAATGTTTCCAAACGCAGCTAAAGATCCTAATTCACGTATACGACAAGCTCGTAGACGCTGGAAATGCTAATAACAAAAAAGGTAGGGTATGGACAACAAGTTATTAGTACACAAACATTTAATTATTCGAGCGGAAGCTCTTAATCCTCCAACCGATACAATTTATTTAACAAATTGGTTTAAAGAATTTATTGAATCTATTAATATGAAAGTATTAATGGGTCCTTATGTTATTTATCATGATGTAAAGGGGAATAGAGGAATCACTGGTGCTGCAATTATAGAAACATCACATATTGTAATGCACGTATGGGATGAAGTAAGTCCAGCGTTAATGCAATTTGATGTTTATTCTTGTGGTGAATTTGATGCTGAACAAATATGTAAAAAAATTACTAGCGATTTTGTAGTAGAAAAGATAGATTATAAATTCTTAGACAGAGAAAATGGCTTAAAAGAAATTAAATAATGTCCTATTTAAATGCAAACATTCCTCCTATATACTGTAAAATAAGAAGGGAATATTTATATGACTTACGAGAACATCAAGGAGAAACTGAAGATTGTGTGGTCTTTGCTATTGCAAGTATTCCAGGGCGTGCAATCTTATTTCATGCTTTACTTACGAATGGTGCAATATATTGGAGGCTTCCTATCAGTGCTTTTCTTCAAGGAAGAAACAGCGATAGTGTGCATCAAGGAAAAATGGAATCTCCAGATCTCGAAGATCTTGAGCTATGGAATTCATTTAGTTATTATCCTGCTATTACTACTTTTGATTTTTTAATCGGGCAACGTTGTAAATATCTAGGAAAGGATAAAAAATTTATTCATGGAGAATATTTATTCACAATTGATTGGGCACATCCAGAACCTAACATCTTGGATACTGAACATTCCGAAATTCCTGATCAACACAAGTGTGCTCATGTTTTGGCTCTTGATAACGGGAATTATGCAGCTCAGCCTAATAATCGTATTTTGTGGAGTATTTCTAGCTTTACAACTTCAACACATTGGCCAGATTATAAAGTTACAACTACGGAATGGAATGTGGAAAACAAGGACTGGAAATTAGAGGATACTGATGATATGTTCTATCAAGTAGAGGATAAAAAATGAGTAGCGAATTTAAAGTTAGTGATCAAACAAGTGTAGCTTTACCTATTAAAAATATAGTGGCTATTATATCTGCTATTGTTGTAGCGGTATGGACTTATTTTGGCATAGTTGAAAGACTTAATAGATTAGAGACTAATGAAAAATTAATGGCACAAGATTTGCTTAAAAAAGCAGAACAAACTCCTAAAAACCAAGAAATGTATATGCTTATTGAGTATCAAGCTAAGTCAATTGATAAACATTCTAAACAATTAGAAGAAAATGTACACACTAAGGTGCTTATAGCTCAATTAGAGAAAAAAGTAGATAAATTAGAAAAAGAATTAGATTCAGTTAGAGGTAAGTAATGATTGAAGCAGTATTTGCATTATTAATGTATATGAATGGTAAATTAGAAGGATATTCTCCTAAAGCTAATATTGCGGATTGTTTAGAACAAAAAAGAAAAGTAGAACGTGATGGTAATCCAAGTGTTACTTCATGGAGTTGTAAAGAAGTAAAAGCCATTGTAGAAACAGATAAGCATGGCATTAAAAGAATCAAAGAAGTTAAGCAAGATTAATTGTATTAACAATCTGACAGTTGGATGCTGTCTCTCAAATCACTGTAAATGTTATGACAATCAAGACT